AATCCTTCATCAACTGTACATACATGATACCAAAAAGCATCACTTATGTCAAGATATTTTCAAGAATGGCCCCGCTGATGCGTACTCTTTTTTCGCACCGAAATATAGAATAGAAAGGAACTCTTTAAGTTTTCCTTGCTTCTCCACTTCTTCAAATATTTTTACCCACTGGAAACACTGCAACTTAGCAGATAGTTGTGATGCAGTTCTGTTGTTTCCTTTTTCTAATTCAATCGCATTACGAAATGTGGTTTCCCAATCCTTACTACCAAAATCAATAGGTGAACCACCTATGCGAACATCTTTGAGTGTCTTTTGTTCGTTGACATATTTCTTAATGTCCTCTTCGGTAAATGCACCCACCTTTGGTATTGTAGTACCCATACGCCGTTTCTGTGCAGGCGCAAGACTAGTTAGAAATGGATCAATCGCTTCTCTTGCAGATACCTTACCTAGTTTCGCAGCAGCACCAGCACCTGTCATATCCATTTGTGTCGATTCACGAACACCACCAGAGAATGCACGAATCTGAACATTGACTTCGTTATCCCCAACCTTAATCTTAAACTTCATTTCACCAGTTTTGAACTCTCCATTCGTATCCAAATCCAAATCTAGTTTGATACTATTTGCAATAATGCTAATGTCCTTTAGAGTTTGTTGTTTGGTGACGTTACTTTGTTCGAGCGTTGCACTCTTACCCAATTTCTTTAGTGACACTCCAATCAAATCTCTTGTCACAAAAAGTTTTCTCATATAGTCATTGAGCATATCTAACTTCTGTGGTTTAGGAACACCCAATTCACCTATGCGTGTCATCTCTTTTTTAATTTCTGCTTTCTTTGTCTTTCTGCACAAGTAGATATCAGCAGGATTCCAACTGTCTTTTGTTGATACACCACATTTATTAAGAGCAATCCTTTCAACAAAAGCCATCATACCATCTGAGGCCTCTCTAGAATATTCATACCCTTTGTTCGTTCCTAACCATCCCTTGAGTTTTTCTGCTTGCATCTTGAATGTATCATGCCAACTGTCATCATAGTTTGGATATATCGCTGCAATCTTATCACCAGACGGCATTTTAGCAGGTTGTCCATCAATAAACTGTTCACAAACAAACCGTGTAGCGTTCTCTTGCATTGCAGTCTCAGCAGCGTTGATAGAAGAACCACCAGCACCAGAACCATTACCAAAGGATATATCTAAACCCTTAATATCAGCAACCTTTGCAAGTTTCTGTTTGACTGTCACTATGTTATCAGTCTTTTCGACAATGCGTGGAATTTTAATTTTGTTGAATTGTGTAGTAGGGTCTAGGACAATTGTTTCGCCATAAGTATCTTTGATGAATGTGTAGATGATAGCAACCATCTCACTATTCGCCTTCTTTTTACCACGAATCTCTTTTACACTTAGTGGGCGATAATTAAATGCCATTGGAATACTCCTATTACCAAGAGTATTTATATTCGCACAATTAAAAGAAGTTGTCAAGTGTTGCTGTGCCATATTTGTCTGCAACCTTATTCACGTTACCACTATTATGGTTTACACTGTCACCATTATAGTATGGTATTTGATTGGTGATTGTATAGGAAGTCTCGCCAGGGCGTTTAATCTTCCACTGCAAGTCAGCATCCTTTGGATATGGTAATGTCCAATCCATGTTACTTTTGGGGCCTTTTAGATACTTGCGTGTCTTTTTATTCATAGGGTAAATGTATCGAAACTGTTTACCCCATACACGAGAAAAACCTAACTCACCCATCCTCTGATCAGAGGGTCTGGGGCCATACTTGGTATCGTACCTGTTCATCTCTTTCTTCATCTTACGTTGAATTGTACGAAAGTGTACTTTCTCGCCTTCGTCAGTCAGATAGATATCACTCCATATGAATCCACCATACAGGAAGTTCCCTGCCTGATACACATATCCAGGCTTACCCACAATACCGTCTGCCCATGTGTAGAGATATGACACATTAGGTGTATTCTCTTTCATCCAACGTATGGTCGCACTCATCATCTGTGTCTCACTGTTGCGTGGCATCGCATCGTCCATACACATCTTACCAATCTCATAGTAATCTGCTGTGGTTAGTTCTGGGAACATCTTCTTGATTGTTCCCATTGGATTCGTACCCCAACCTAGTGTGAGAATGCCGACAAGTTCATCGTCTTGATATGCACCAAGATAATGTTTTGTGAGTTTAGGCATAACTGGACTATAGTGACGCTCTTGAACAAACAAGGTAGCGACTCTATAGTCCACTGGTTTCATTAGCATCCCACAGATTCTTCCTCAAAATCTTCTGGGTTATCTTTAATATACTGGACTTCATCCATACAGAACTCCCAAGTCTTGTCATTGATGACTTCCCACATTTCCTCATGGAATGTATCTTGTGCCTCATCATCAACCCACTCTTCTTCATCCTTGTTATAGGATTCTTCAGTCAGAGTTTCAGAATCTTCAATCACCATGTCAATGATTTCATCGTAGTCATATTCGATACTTTCATAAACATAGTCACTGTAGAATACATCAGCACCGACAAAGTTGGGGCCTTCATCTTCATAGGTCATCGTTGCAATGATTTTAGGATCGTATTCCTTTAGGATTCCTAGAAGTTTGGTTACACCTTGTGTTGGTGGGCCCCATGCTGCTTCACCGTTGAAATATGGTTCACCCTCTACATCAAAATCCTCAAAGTAACTCCACTTTGGGCCGATATGTTCTGTTGTCCAATCATACTTCTCTGTCATCTCATAGGTAGTATCACCCTCTACAAAGATATCAGAAAACCACTGGTGTGGAGCATCCTCACGAATGCGTCCAAACATCTCTTTCATTTTTGCCTTTGCAGCATCGTTGATTTGGTGAAAGTTCACCGAAAAATGCACATGATTTGCCATTATACAGAACTCCCCTCACCAAATGGTTCTGACATTGATGAATCAATATAGTCACCGTTAGTCTGATACTTGCGAGTTACAGTTTCTTTTCGCAGAACACCACTCACATAGCGATATGTTTCCAAAGTGTGTTTGACTACACCCTGTGATTCTAGTCCATCCAATGCTGATTTCAGCGGCCCATCTTTTGCAACCATTATTCAGTCTCCTCTTCAATAATTTCATAATCAATTTCATAACCACCTTTACGGTCAGTCCACAAATCCTCTTCAGAATCTACACAGTCTGCACCCCATACGACTTCCATGAACATATCAGATTCTTCATCTGTTGGTTCATCGCCATATGGTTCTGGGGCATGGAAACCACCGCCTTGGTGTGATAGGATTTCTTTGAACCTATCCACTGTCAGGCCCTGTTCTTCAATCCACGAATTGTCTACTGACATAGTTTTGTAGATTGTCATTTGATGGTATTCAGTTTGTTTAAAGTCTACGGTATCACTCATAATTATCTCCGTTTGCCCGTTGATGGGTCGTTTGCTTCATCGGCAGACAGAACTTGTAGTCCACCCTTATTATATGCTTGTCCTATGACAGCACTACCAGTATACACTGGAATTTCTTTTCTGTAGGCATTACCAATACCGTTACCTACAGATGGAATGGCATCGGAGCAAGGAGTCGAACCTCGGCTTTCAGTTTTGGAGACTGATGTGCTACCATAACACTTCTCCGACTTAGATGTATATTTGCCGTGACAATAATCAATATATTCTTCCAGTGTCATAACTGGTGAACGTAATCGTTTTAGAAACTTATTGTGTTGTCGCCACTCTGCCTCATACTTGGCAGGGTTAATCTTTTTCTTTCTCTTCTTGAGATTGTTCGTGGTGTAGTACACCGGCAGTAGATGCATTCCGCTCATTATAAATTGCCTCCATCAAAATATCTATCGGTAGATTGTCGATAGATTCACCATACTTTTCTGCTAATTCAGTTAGTGTCAATTCATTGCCTCATAAGGTAGTTTGCGAACAAGTTGCTTTAGAACAGTGTTCCAATATTCTTTTGCCCAATCAGATAGTGTGGGATGTTTTAGAACAGCGATAACTGTATCTATTCGCCGTTCTAAAAGTTTTAATTCTGCATCATCCATTGATAATCTCATACGCTTCTGATACAGCATCAAAACCATATCCACCAATATGCCAGTCATATTCCTCAGTAGGAATTCGTCCATCTTTCCAATTGTAGATGGAAAACTTGACAGGCGAACTATCTTCTTGAGGCACCATAACAGTCCACTCGCAGTTTACCTTTTCATAAGGGTCTGCATCAGTGTATGTAGGTTCTCCAAAAATCTCAACCAACTTATCATAGGTTGTTTTGATTTTACCTTGTAGCGAACTCATGTTCATATCCACATCTGTTTCAAAGTCTTTCATATCTCTCTCCTTAAAACTTATTTTCATTATAGACTATAATACCACCAATCGCTGCGATTGTCAACCCCAAAATCAAACTAATTGCCATCTCACCAACAGTGTTTGCATACTCCATGCATTTGCCGTCACAATCTCCGGCACTTCCAGCCATCATCATTATACCGACAATCATCATAACCATTCCAATAATATTCTTCATTTCTCTCTCCTTAAACAGTCTCAATCATACAACCAAATGTCTCTTTAACGACAAAGGTAAAATCAGTACCCTCTGCCATCTCATTCAGAACCATATTGTGTTCCTCTGCATTACCCAAACATTGATGGGTAGCAACGATAATGGGTTCTTGATCTGGATGACATTCCAGAATCGCAAACCCCTCAATTGGATGTCCAACATTATTAAACATAGCGAATCACTCCTCTCACTTACCCTTACATATTACCTGTTTTCATAACAAATGTCAAGAGAAAAAAGCACTATTTTAGCACTTTTTTCAACTTTTTTATCAGTTCATCTACACTATCTTCATCGGCTTGATATCGAATACCGATACCACCAGCGTCAATCCAGCGTTTGATGTTATCTGGTTTATCGTCTACTAGGATGTTTGGTTTACCAGTTAGACGATTGATAGCATACTTGTGTTTATTACCAGTAAAGATACATTTCTCTACATCAGGCATAAACCCATGACGTTCTAGCCATACTCGTTTCCAGTATGCAGAGTTCATCGTATCTCCACGCAGTGGTGAAGAACAGAT